CTGTGCGTAAAGATTTTGATAAAGGTATAAGATTTGCAAAGTGGTTAGGATTAGAGAATGAGGGTTTAATGAAACACTATGGATTTGATGGCTCAGATCAATATAGATATGCGAGGATATTTTAATGGGTTGGCAGATGGCAGTAGTAGGTGCATTAGGTGCAGCACAATATCAACAACAAGGTGCTATTGGTAAATATAATCAAGGTGTTGCTAATCGTAATGCTGCTGTTAAAGAACAAGAAGCAGAAATATTAGATAATAAATTAAATTTAGAACTTGCTCAATTTGATAAAAATTTTACAAAATTACAAGGTACTCAAGTAGTTAATACTTTAAAATCTGGTGCAGAATTTTCTGGTACAGCAAGAAATATACAATTATCAAATTTATATGAAGCTGAAGTAGAAAAAGATATTGCTAGATATAATACTGAAATAGGTAAAAGTAGAAAATTTGAAGAAGCAAACTTTGCTAGAATATCTGGTGAAGTTGCTAGACAACAAGCTAAACTTGCACAACTTGGAACACTTGCATCTACTGGTACAAGTTTATTAAGTATGCAAAAGGTAACATAATGAGAAATTATAAATCAGAATATAAAAACTACCACTCTAAACCAAAACAAAAAAAGAATAGAGCCAGTAGAAATGGTGCAAGAAGAATTATGAAAAAAAAACTTGGTAATAGTATATTAGGTAAAGATATAGATCATAAAGATAGAAACCCTAGAAACAATAGTAGAAGCAATTTAAGAGTAAGGTCTAAATCTTCTAACAGATCAAGGAATAAATAATGCCAAAGATACCCACATTTGAATCTAAATCTACAATAACATCTCAAGGACCAAGCGTTACTACTAATTTGCAAATTCCTTTGTCACAAACTGTTGGTTCTGCTTTACAACCTGTATCTGACTTTGTTCAAAAAGAATATATTAAAGAAAGAAAGTTAGAAGAAAATAATAAAGTAGATAAGATTATAGCTGACTCGTATAAAGATAATGAAAGTGGACCTAATGGTTTTTTAACTCTTTCAAGTGAGACAGGAAAGAATGGTAATCCTTCAGATGCTTCTAGTATTTATGATCAAGGTGTAGATAAACTATATAATTTTATGTCATCTACCAAAGGTCAAAATTTATCTCGTTTTGGTAAACAAATTTTTAAATCTAAATTTTATGGTTCAGCAGCACAGTTAAAATCTAATGCTTTGTTAGAATCAAGAAAAACTCAATTTAAAGAATCATCTGACATTGATAGTGATTACATTTCACAAAAAACTATTGCTCTTTCTGCATTACCTAATGGTTCGGGATTAGATCAATTATATGGAGAAATAGATCAAAGATTAGATTCTAATCCATATTACAATGATCAACCACAATTAAAAAAAGAAGTTAAATTAAAGTACCAACAATTTTCTGCTACGTCTGTAGCAAACAGAATGTTATTAAGTCAACCTTCTTTATTAAAAAAACAATTACAAGATGGTAAATACAATGTATTAGAGTCAAATGAAATTATAGAACTTTCTCAAAAAGCAGACATTGCTATCAAAGATCAAAAGTTTTCTTCATTAACTAATGCTATATCTTTAGTTGGTATAGGTGATGTTCCACCAAATGCTTTAAAGCAAATTGCACAACAAACTATATCAGGAAACTTTGCAGATAATAAAAATTTACAAAATATTTATAATTCATTAACAGATATAGAAAAAAAAGAATTTAGATCCTTTGCTACGAAGAAAGCAAGAGAAAAAAGAAATGAATTATTATTTGAAGTTCAAGCAGCAGACGCTGCTACAAAATTAGAATCAGCAGATAATTATCAAAAAGCATTAACAGAAGCAGGTGTTGCAACTGGTATCAATCAAAATTTTATTCAAGAAGTATTTAAAAATAATCCAGATGCACTTACACAAATGACAGACTTAAATACTAAAATTATATCCAATGCTGAACAAAAAATAACTGTGTCTTCAAACTTTGATTCTAATAATGCTATATCGGGATTAATTAGTATGGATGAAATAAATACATTAGGTGATAGGTTTACATTACCAGGAGAAACACAAGCTAAATCTATTATAGAAAGATATGGAGAAGAAACTGATCTTGATGATTTAAAATATTATTCTGATATATTAAAACAACAAAACGAAAATCCAAAACAATTTAGAAAAACTTTTTCACCATTTCATAGTTTTATAGATGAAACAAAAAATCTTATTAGTACAGAAGTAATTAAAATACTTGATCCTAAAAGTTATAATAATGATCTTAAAAGATTTAGAGATGATATGTATTCATTATATATCAAAGGTGTTAATGAAGGTAGATCACCATTAGAGTTATTGGATTACAAAAATAGAAATTTTATTGGTAAAGATTTTATACAATATCAATCAGATAAAAATAAAATATTTAAAAACATGATGGACAATGTTGAAAAAAAAGAAGTTGATGAATCTATAAAAAGAAAACCAGATGAAACTCCTTCAGAGTATTTAAAAAGAATAAGTGAATAGTAATGGCAGATTTACAAACACAAGTACAACAACTTGAAAAAGGTGGTTTTAGTCAAGTTGAAATAAATAATTGGAAACAAGAAAAGGTAGAGCAATTAACACAAGGTGGTTTTACTGCTGAAGAGATTGCAAAAGATTTTGGTTTTGAACCTGTTGATACAAAAGCAATAGAAAAAATTTATGAAAAAGATATAGGTTATTCAAGAATAGCAGACTATGATGAAATAGAAACTATACAAAAAGAGAATCCAGATGACTCATCTTTATTAGAAGCTGCTGTAGGTAAAAAATTAGATAATGTTACAGAAAGAATAAAAGTCGGTTGGAATACAGGAGTTGTTGATTTAATACAAGAAGCTCATGGAATACCTAATATAGATGGTACAAAAGAAGATGGTAAATATTTTAATGTTGATTTTCAAGACACAGGATTTCTTGAAAGAAATTTAACTAATGCTGCAAGAATAGCAAAAGATTTACCTTTGTATTTAAGTACAGGTGGTTTAACTTTATTTGCTACTCGTTCACCTAATGCAAGTGTTTTTACATCTGGACTTGTTGTAGGAAGTATTAGAGAAACATATTTAGAAATGAGAGAGAAAGGTCAAGTTGCAAATTGGAATAACTTTTGGGAAATATTTAGAAACGAAGGAATAAAAGCAGGATTAAAAGAAGGAATTCAACTTACTTCTGCTGCAAAACTTGGTGGAATAAGTAATAAATTTTTACCACAGTTAATAGGAAGAGTTGCAGGTTTTGAGGGATCTGGTGCAATTATAGAAAGAGAATTACCAAGCAAAGATCAATTAATAGATTCTGTAATTTTGTTTGGTGCATTTGGATTAGGAGAAAGAGGAGCAAAAAAAATTCCTAACATCATTAAAAAAACTAATCGTGATGCAGTTGATTTAGCTGCGGATTATAAATTAGATAAATCTGTTAAGCAAGATTTAGCAAGTAAAAATTTAGAAATACCTAGAGCAATTAAAAGAACAGTAGAAGATATTACTGGTAAAAAAATAAAACTTGATGAAAAATTTTTAGAAGGTTTACAATTTCCAGAAGCTGTTAAATTAATATTATCTAAAACTAAATTTGAAAAACCAAAAGATGTAACAGATGTTAAGAATACTTTAACAAGATTATTTATAGATAGATTACATCCTATATTAAGATTAGTACAAAGAGTTGAAAGCACTAAAAATACTAAAGGTCAATTAAATGTTTATGAACAATTTAGAGTATTAGTTGGAATGACAAACAGAGGAGGTGCTTTTGTTGATAGAGCCACGCAAACAATTAATCTTGAAAACAAAGGTAAACCTTTAAAACAAGTATTAGAACCATTAAAATTTGAAGGTAATAAAAAATTAAATGAAAAAGGAATTAGAAAACAATATGCAGAATTTAATGCTTACCTTATTGCAAGAAGAGCTTTAGAATATGACAGAAGAGGTTTTGAACATCCTTTTGATTCAAAAGCAGCTAAAGAAACAATACAAATTTTAAAAAATAAATATGATCCTATTGCAAAAGAAATAGATATTTATAATAGACAGCTTCTTGAATATGCAAGAGATTTAAAATTAATAGATAAACAAGCATTTGATGCAATGGTAGAAGCTAATAAAAGTTATGTTCCATTTGCAAGAGTAATGGAAAGTGTTACTGGAGAAAAACCATCTCCTTATGGTGGCGTATCAAATCCATTTAAAAGAGTAAAAGGTGGACAACAACCTGTGTTTGATCCTATTGAAACTATATACTCAAACACTTTTAAAATTGTAAAACTAGCTGAAAGAAACAATGCTTTAATTAAATTTTTTGATTTTGTAGAAAAAAACAAATCTTCATTTCCTGATATTAATAAAAAAATAGAAACAAGAAAAATAGAAATTGATAAAAAAGAAATAGAAAATGCTTTTTCCACAGAAATTTTTGTAAAAGAACCTACATTAAAACCAATAGAAGCATTATTATTACCAGAAAAAGTAGTTGCAAAAATATCAAAAACAAAAACTGTAAAGAAAAAAGTTATAAAAGAAGGTATTGATCCAAGTGTTTTAGAAAACTTTAAAGTATTTAGAAAATCATTTGTAAAACCAGATGGTTCTTCAGTTACAGTATATCGTAATGGTAAGTTTGAAGTTTGGGATGTTGGTAAAGAACTAGCAGATTCTTTATCAGAATTTAATCCTCAAGAAATAGGAGTTATTATTAAAGCTATTGGAACTCCTGCTAGACTTCTTCGTGCAGGTGCTACTACATCACCAGACTTTGTATTTTCAAATATTGGAAGAGATACAGTTCTTGCACCTATATTTAGCAAAAGTGGATTTATACCTGTATGGAGTTCTTTAGAAGGAGGTTTAACAATGCTTCTTGGTAAGACAGGTGTAAGTAAAAAAGCTAAAAAAATTATGCAAGATTGGGAGAAATCTGGTGGTATGCAATCAACTCTTATTTCTTTAGATAGAACGGTTAAAGATAAAGGTGCATTTGAAATGTTAAATGGACAACAAATAAGAAATAAAGTTTTTAATCCTATAGAAATATTAAGAACATTATCAGAGATTGGAGAGAATATAACTAGATTAGGAGAGTTTCAAAAAGCATATAAAAAAGCTGGTAAAGAAGGATTAAAAGGTAGAGAACAAATAGAAAGAGCTGGATTTGAATCAAGAGATATTACAATAGACTACGCAAAAATGGGTGCATATATGAAAGGAGTTAATGCTGTATCTGCTTTTTATAATGCAAGAGTTCAAGGTTATGTAAAAATTTATGATGGTTTAACGCAAAGACCTGGTAGAGCAATAGCGGCAATTACAGCAGGAATAATTATGCCTTCAGTATATTTTTGGTTTGCAAATAGAGATAATGAAATTTATCAAAGACAACCACAATGGGTTAAAGATAATTATTGGGTAGTTGTTGTAAAAGACACACCTTATAGAATACCAAAACCTTTTGATCTTGGAGTTGTATTTGGAACAGGTATGGAGCAATTTTTAGATTATTGGTATGGTAATGAAGCTAATGCAAAAAATGATTTAACAAGATTTACTACAGAATTTGTTGGTACACAGTTAAGAAACTTAAATCCTTTACCAACAATATTAGTTCCACCTGTAGAACAAAAAACTAATTATAGTATATTCAGAGGTAAACCATTAGTTCCAGACTACATGGATAGACAGCTATTAGGACCATATCAATTTAATCCATACACAACTGAAACATCTAAATTATTATCAAGAACTTTAGCAGCAATGATTGGCGATCATAATGCTCCATCACCTATTGTTATTGATAATTATATAAGAGGTTGGACAGGTGGATTAGGTAATTATTTTATGATGGCATTAGATAAAGCATTAATAGAAACTGGTATTATAGATGATCCAGTTAGACCAACAGATTCGTTAACTAAAATACCAGGTTTAAGAGCATTTAATTTAAGAGATCCAAGTATGCAATCAGAGTTTATTACTGATTTTTATGAAGAATATAATAAATATAAAAAATATAAACCAACTATTGATAAACTTAAAAAAGATGGAGATTTTAAAGAAGCAGCTAAACTTGCGGTAAGAAAAAAATTAGTAGATAAAAACATAGCAGTTTTAGAAAGATATAAAACTATTATAGATCAACATAACGAATATGTTAGAAAAGCATTTAATATGAAAAATGTAGACCCAGATCAGAAACAACAGATAATAGATGATATGGTTTTTATGAGTATTAAAATGGCTAAAGAAGCACTAAAAATATTGTATTATGAACCTAATAATGGTACTTGATGATTAATAAGAATAATATATAGAGAATTAACATGACAGTATCTTCAACTACAGTAAAAAATTCCTACTCTGGTAATGGGAGTACAACCCAATTTGCATATGGTTATAAAATATTTGCAGACTCAGACTTAATCGTAATTATTAGATCAGCAGCAGGTACAGAAACTGTTAAGACTTTAACTACACATTATACAGTAGCTGGTGCAGGAGATGCTAGTGGGGGTTCAATAACTTTCACATCTGGTAACACTCCAGCGTCTGGTGAAACAGTTGTAATAATTAGAGAAGTTCCGCAAACTCAAGCAATAGATTATATTGCTAATGATCCATTCCCTGCGGAATCTCACG